GCCGGAACCTTTGACAACGGCCCGGCTAAGATCACCTACGTCGCCAACAACGGCGCAACGCCCGCCGAGGAGGATGTGGTCATTGAGACCGCACGCGGCGGCAGCTATACCGTGCTGAACAACAGCGACTCCAAGCTGAGCTTCACCGCCCCCGCGACCAAGAGTTTCAGCAAATGGAACACCAAGGCTGACGGCAGCGGCACCGATTACGCGGCGGCGGCCAGCTACACCGCGAATGATGACCTGACCCTTTACGCGGTCTGGGCCTGACAAGCGAATTATCAACAGTGAAAGGAGAACATGAATATGGATCTGTATGACGTTCGGAGCCAGCTCAAAGCGATTGAGCTGATGCCCCGTGAATGCAGCGTATTGGCCGACTTCTTCTGCAAGGAGGAGGCTGTTCAGGAAAAGAACAAGGCCATTTACGATTTCAGGAAGGGCACTAAGCCGATGGCCCCCACCGTGCATCCCGGCACCGGCGGCGTTATCATGGAGCGCACCGGCTATGAGACCCGCGAGATCGGCTTCTGCACCATCGCGCCGGAGCGCCTGATCGAAGATCAGAACCTCGAAGGACGCATGTTCGGCGAGGCAGTGCTGGGCGCTATGACCCCCGAACAGCGAGAGAAGAAGATGCTCGCAAAGGACCTGACCGAGATGCGCCAGGCGATCCAGCGCCGCAGGGAGTGGATGGTTCGCCAGGTGCTCCTGACCGGCAAGCTGAGCATTTTCGAGTACACCAACGAGGGCCGAAGCGCGGAGGCGACGATGGTTGCCGACTACAGCTTCACCAACTATTTCACCCCCACCACCCCCTGGGGGCAGGCAGGCGCGGACATCGTGAGCGACATGGAGGCGATCTACGACCTGGTCTACGAGGGCCTGGGCGACGTTGAAAAGATCGTGATGGCCCCCGACGTGTGGGCAGCCATGCGCCAGGACACCGCGTTCATGGAGCTGCTGGATAAGCGCAACGTCGATATGGGCGACATCAAGACGAAGTACCGCGGCAGTGGACTTCGCTTCCTGGGTCACAATTCCGACGGCGTAGAGCTGTACAGCCTGTCTGGCACGCTCATTGACGATGACGGATTGAAGAAGCCCGTCATGCCTGCCGGTACGCTGATTGCCGGCGCAAGCGATATCGTGCGGATGCCCTACGGCCCCGTCACTCAGGTTGAGGAGACCGGTCCTAACGCGAAGCACAAGACCTACATCAAGAAGGAGGTTCCGCTGCGTCACGGCAGCATCGACGGCAACAGCATCATGAATCGCCTGACCAGCCGCCCGACCGTGATTCCCTTCAATGTGGACGCCTGGGCTGTTGCTAAGGTCAGATAATCCGAAAGGAGCAGGGAAATGTATATCGCAGTCACCTATATTGGCGGCAAGTACGTCCCCGGCGAGGTCATTTCCGAAGATATGCCGAAGGAAAAGCTGGATTGGTTGATCCAGTCGGGCGCGGTACGCAAAGCCGCGCCCGCTCCTTTGGCAGCGGTTGATAGCGAGCCGGAACAGGGCATTGAAGTCAGCGACGAGGACGCGCAGGAAGCCGACGAGGCACTTGACGCCGAGTCCTCAGAGATCGACGAGGACGAAGAAGCCCAGGAGATCGACGTGATGGCCGGTATCGTGAAGGACGAACCGGAAGCCGCCGAGAAGCCCGCGCCCAAGGCTCGCAATGCGAGAAAGAAAGCGCCGAAAGGAGGTAAAGCCATATGAAGGTGCTGGAACTGAAAACCAAGAGCGTCGTTGAGGTCAATGACGGCTACGGCGAACGCCTGATTCAGCACGGCATGGCCGTTCTGCCGCCTGAGATGCCCCGGAAGGAACCGCCGACGCCGAAGAAAGCGCAGAAGGAGCAGCCTTCCAGGAAGGGCGATGCCTGATGGCCCTGAAAGACCGCATCGCGGATGACATCAACAAGATTTTCATGAATCAGGATCATTTCGCGGAAATCCATTACTGGAACGGCATTGAAATTACATGCGTCCCGGATGATGAAGATTCGCTGAAGCGCAAAAACAACAACGTGAATGACATCTCATGGGACAACAACACCCGCGAGATTCTCATTCACACTCCCCTGCTCACCTTCCCAGGCGGCAGAGAGCCGGAGCCGAATACCCATGTCATGTTTGACACTCGCCCCATGAAAGTGCTGGACGTTCAGCACAACATGGGGCTTTTGGATATCATGCTGGTCGCGCTTGACCCAAGGGAGATGATGTAATGCGATTCACAGAACGTCTGACCGCGCTCAAAAATTGGGTGACGGAAGAATTGTGCAAAGGCCGAGAGATGAAAGCGCCGGGCGAGAACATGAACATCGGCGAGATCAAGAGGCAGGAACCGCGCTGTTACCTGGCATGGGCTCCGGCGAGAATTGACCAGACCGGCAAAATGCGGGAAGACCCCGCCAGCGTCGTTCCAGGCATCATCATCATGCCCAATCAAGCCTACGGAAAGTACATGGAAGAAAAGCGCTTCGACCGGTACAACAATATCCACCGCCCGCAGGAGATGGGACAGCATCTATCCGTGAGCATACTGTTCAGCGTGTATGAGCCCGGCGTGCGGCTGCCGGGCTTTATTGACAGCGTGGGCGAAAAGGGCCAGGGGCTTGACCTTACGCTGATCGAGGAAGGCACGGAGCAAGGTCTGTTCACACTGATGAACTGGATGGACGATTGCATGGAAAAGCTGGTCGGACAGAAGATCATACCCAAATCCGACCTGTACGTGGATGAACCATCCATCACCTACAGCCTGTACACTGACCAAAGCTACGTCGTGGACAGGCGGCCCATCTACTACGGATTTGTCAACGTCACGTTCGGCTGTTACGCGAATGATGGCGCTGAAACATCTATCGACCAATATCTCAACTAAGGAGGAATAATGCATGTCTGTTTTGCCTGATTACCTGCATGGCGCGTATGGACTGACGCATGCCGTTGGTGTTCGCGTCCCGAACGAGAGCCAGAGCACCATCGTTTACGTCGGAACCGCGCCGGTACACACTCTCGGCCTTGCCAGCGGAGAGAGCTACAATGTGAATAAGCCCGTACTGGTCTCTTCTATGGCGGAGGCCCGGAAGCTGTTCGGCTACAGCGAGGATTGGGCCAATTACACGCTCTGCGAAGCGATGTATGTCCATCTGCAAAACAAGGGCGTTGGACCGCTGGTGTTCATCAATGTGCTCGACCCCACCAAGGCCAGCCACAAGAGTCCCGCCCAGGTTTCCAACGACCTGACGCCCAACAACGGCGTTATCGTCATCGCCAGCGCCCAGAGCATCATCCTGGAATCCGTGGTCATTCAGACCAAGGACGAAACCCCCGTGACGAAGGTCAAGGGCACCGATTACGATATCGTCTACAACATCGACAAACAGCAGATCGTCATTACGGAGCTGTTCGACGGGGCGCTGGGTACTTCGGCCCTGGCCGTGAAATACTACACCATCTTGCCCTCCGGCGTTACCAGCAGCGACGTGATCGGCGCTACCGACGGTCTGGGCATGAATACCGGCCTCTACGCCGTGATGAACGTGTACCAGACCACGGGCTTCATACCGTCCTTCCTGGCCGCTCCGGGCTTCTCCTGTGTCCCGGTAATCCACAGCGCCATGGAGACGGTCAGCCAGAAGATCAACGGGCATTGGGACGCCTATATGTTCGTCGATCTGCCTCTCACAGATGGCAGCACGGCGCTGACGCTGGACACCGCCGTAAATTACAAGAATGCCAACGGCTACACCAACAAGAACGAGACCGTCTATTTCCCGATGGCAAAGGGCACGGATGGCCGTTACTACCATCTGTCGGTGCTGGCTGCCGCGAATTTGCAGGAGCTGCTGATCACTCAGGACGGCATCCCCTATCGGACGGCCAGCAATACGGACTGCACCATCATCGAGAATCTCTACACCGGCGACAGCGACAACGGGCGCGTGTACGATGACAATGTCATCAATAACAAGCTGAACAAGAATGGCATCGCCAGCGCAGCCTATGTAGGCGGACGCTGGGCCATCTGGGGTGCCCACAGCGCAGAGTACGACCAGAACAACGGAGATCAGATCAATGTCTCCGAGACCAACATCATGATGCTGTACTACATCAGCAACGACTTCCAGCACCGGCGCACGTATGACGTAGACCAGCCTATGACGGCCAATGACCTGATGACCATTGTCGCCGAGGAACAGTCCAGGCTCGATGCGCTGCTGAAAACCGGTGCTCTGATCTTCGGCGAGGTGTACGTGAACGCCGATTCCGACGCCCGCAGCGATATGATGAAGGGTGATTACAGCTTCACCTTCAACGTCACGACCACGCCGATTGCCAAGAGCCTGACGGCCATTGTCAACTGGACGGACGCCGGTTTCGTGACCTATTTCGAGAGCCTTGCCGCATAAGAAAGGGGGGACCATAAATGCCTAAGAGAGTATATAACAACGTCGAAGGCCACCGGGTCATTGACAAGGTCGGCGGTAAAAGCCATGTCATCGAGGACGTGACGAAGATCGGATTGCCAACCTTCAAGCATCCGACAACCGAGCTGAAGAATATTTCCGGCATGGCAATGGACGTGAACATGCCGAACACCACACACCTGGAAGCAGCTGACTTCACCCTGTATCACAACAACGGCCTGAACAGCCAGTATCTCGCGGTGCCGGAGAAGCACCAGTTCGAGGTTCGGACGGTTCGCCAGAAGTTCGTGACCGCAAAGGGTGAAATCCAACACGAATCGGTGAAATACCGCGTGACCGGCATTCACTCTGAAACCCAGAAGGGTGACATCGAGACCGGCAACCCTTACGGCAGCACCGAGAAATACTCCCTGTTGCGCTATGAGGAAGAGGTAGACGGAACTGTCGTCACCATCTATGACGCCATCGCCGGAATCATCAAGCATAACGGCAAGGAGTACACAGACGTCATCGAAAGCATGTTGAAGTAAACCACTCAACCGTGGCAAATGCGCGAACGTGGTCGGGCTTGCAACAATGAAATGCGCGAACGCTCGCGCATTTGATCTACCGCAAGCCCGACGATAACGCGCATTTGCCACATCATCATAGGAGAAAAACATGGATAATAATACTGAAATCAAGGCGGAAGCCGTATTGAAGCCGGACGCTGGCGCAGAGAATGAGAATGCACAGGAAAAGACCATAGCGCTATTGAAGGAGCGCCTGCAAGAGTACAAGACCAAGAGCGCGGAGGCCACCGCTGCCATCAAGGAGGGCAAAGGCCGCCTGCGCCTGGAGACGCCGATCATGGCGAACGACGAGGAGATCAGCGAACTCGTCTATGACTTCACCGATCTCACTGGCATGGAATATGTGGCTGCGATGGACAGCGACCCGAATGCCATGCAGATATTCAAGATCACCTACCGGCAGGGCCTCGCCCTGTTCGCTACGGCTGCCGCCAAACATACGGAATCGGTTGATTCCAGGGACATCATGGAGCGCATCGGCATGACCGATGCTGTGGAGGGCGTGCAGCTGGCAACCCTTTTTTTCAGCTCTTCGACGCGGGCGGGGCGGCTTCGTATCTCGAAAAAGTGATACAGGCGGGAATGATCACGCACACGTCGATCACAGACCTTTTGGAATTATCAATCATTCATTTCTGGTATATTTTCAGAGCGACAGCGAACATCATCAATAAGCAGCAGGACACCTGAGCCTTCGAACTCGGGTGTCTTTTGTTTTCATGGGAGGGGTTGACGACTTGAAAATACTGTATCAGGGATACGACATCACAGAATACGCTCATGTCAGGAAGTGCGTCGCCCACGACACGGCTGATGATCGCTGCGACAGCCTGGATATAGAGTTTGATAACGCTGCAGGATGGTACGGCTGGGGGCCGCAGGAGGATGACCAGATCATCGTATCCCATGGCGATTATGACACTGGCATCATGTATGTGAATACAATCATTCCCGTAAACGGGAAATTCAGGATCATCGCCACATCTTTACCAAGCACAGCTCGCATCAGAGGCTACACGAGCTTCAAGAATAATACCATCGAGGAGATCATGCGGATCTGCGCTATCAGCAGCGGCATGGACTATCGCATATACGGCATCGACCCTGACATCACCATCCCCTACATAGAACGTAACGACGAGGGCTACGGCGCTTTCCTGTGCCGCCTGCTGAGGATGGAGAGTGCGAATCTGAAATGCGTCAACGGCAGATTCGTAGCAATAGGCATCGAATGGGCACAATCCAGGGACGCGCATCAGACCATAACCGTCAAAGCGGACATGAGCGGCATGGAATACCGCAGGATCGGGCGACGCTATCGGACGCTGACCATTAAAACGCCGTGGGCATCTGCAACAGCGACGGACACAGCTATCACAGGCAATTACTGTATCACATTGAGCCACCCACCGGCACGGGATGTCTTGCAGGCAGGCCGATGGGCCAGGGGGTTACTGCTGCACAAAAACAGGCAGCATGAACGCCTTGCTATTACAACCGACTATAACGTGGGTTTCACGGCAATGACCCGCATCAATATAAAGGACAATACCGATTGTGCCGACGCTGCGGGCGAGTGGATCATAGCGCAGGCACATCACGACATCTTCAACAAGAAATCATCTGTGGAAATGTTCAGATGCATTTCGACGATTCAATAGGAGCGGAATGATGGACGGCAATCAAAACAAAAACGGCGCACTCGTAGAGCGTGGCGTCATCACGGACATTGAAAGCGCCGGATATATCGTGGCGTCCTTGGACAGGAAAGACATCGTCTCCCCTCCCATTGGCGCTATGGACGATTATTACGCGATGGGCGACATGGTTCTGTTCGTGCTGTTTTCGGACGGAACCGGCAAGATTTTGTGTAGGGCATAACAGCAAAGGGCGGTGAAAGCATGGCGCAGACCCTTCAAACCAACATCGTCATCAACGCGGTTTCCAACGGATTCGGCGAAATCGGAAACACGCTTTCCGTTCTCGGCGCACAGATTGACGAAATCAGCCAGCACCTTATCAACTTCGGCAAGGAAAGCATCAACGTTTACAAGGACTACGAAAAGAACATGGCCGAGGCGCGGGTTGCGCTGGCTACGATCTACGGCAGGGACACCAAGCAACTGAACGATGTCATGGCCGACCTGGATGTAGCGGCTACCCAATGGGCCAGCAGCACGATATTCCACACCGACGACGTTTCCAACGCCATCACGGAAGCGGCTCGCGCCGGTTGGGACTACAACCAGATCATGACCGGCATCCCTGTGGCGATGGAGCTTGCGCAGGCGGGTTCAATCGACCTTTCCCAGGCGTTGTATTACATCACAGAGGCGGCGATGGCCGGAGGCATCGCCTTTGAGGACCTGGGCAATTTCGTGGACATGTGGGCCTACGCGGCAAACAGCAGCAACGGCAGCATCGCCACCTTTGGCGACACCATGCTCAAACTCGGCAGCGTAATGAATTTCGCAGGCAGTCGGGAAGAACTGTTCGCCCTGATCGCCGCCATGCACCAGACCGGCACCGAGGGCAGCACCGCCGCGACGCTGTTGCGCACGGCGATGATGAGCATACTCGCCCCCAGCGGCACGGCTGGCAAGGTGCTGGAAGAGCTTGGTGCGACAGATGATGAGATCAACGAAATACGCCAGGACGCCAGCAAATTGCAGGCCCTTGAAATCCTTGGAGAGCATGGATTTTCTGCCTTTGACGATGCAGGGCAGGCAAAGCCCATCCTGGAAATCTTCGACGGCCTTGGACAGGCGCTCGCCGACATCGCAGGCGGCTATGACAAGATCGACAGCAACGAAACGACGCTGGGCATATTGGGAACCATTTTCGGAAAGCGCGGCATTACCGGCGCTCTGAACCTGATAAACACGATGGAGTACGCCGTGCAGCTGAGAGATCAGCTTCTCGGTGGCGAAGCGGAGGGTTACGGAGAATACGCCGCAGAAACCATGATGGACACTCTCTACGGCTCCATGGAGACCTGGGAGAGTAAGGTCGAAAAGCTGAAGCAGAAAACCGGCGAAGCCCTGGCGCCACAGCTTGAAGATGTGCATGAGATATTGGGGGGAATCGTGGACAACCTTTCCTCACTGGACACCGGCACATTCAATGCGCTGGTGGCCGGTCTGGAAGTCATCGCCGCGGCGGGCCCCGGCCTCATCTTCGCAGGCGGCGCATTCAGAGCCCTTGCCTACGCCATGACGCCGGCCGGAGGTATCGGTCTTGGGCTGATAGCATTGACGGCAGCGGCAGCAGCAATCCATGAGCTGGAAGAAGCGGATTATGCCAGCATGTTCGGCGATATGGAGCTGGATGCATCCGGCATTCAGAATTATGTTCAGAAGT